AGAAGGGGATAGGCGAGATATTAGAGGCTGGCACAGTGGTCGATGGCACGGATACGGACATTGGTGAGCCTGGTTCGGTAGGTTATGGTATTGCGGTTAAGGGACTCGTTGAAGCATATAGAAAGGGTTATCGAGAAGGGGCTTATGATACAAAGATAGGAAGGGAAAGAACGGAAATTACCAAGGCAGAGGGCACCCTCACAGAGCAGGAGCAGGATAAGGTCAAGGAAGATTTGGAAATAATCAGGGAACGTATTGAATATTTTTATAAGTCTTTACAAATATCTACTAAGGTTTATGTTGAGTTGTTGGATGGGATAGGGGAACCTTCAGTAAGTCCATCCCAGAAGGATCAGGATACTAAGGGGGAAATATATTGTTTATGGGATTTAGATTTGAAGGGTGAAAAATGGGTTGTTGGTTGTTTGCCAGAAACGGTAGACTATTGTAAAATAGATGATGTTTTATTCGATAGTTTTGTTTATTGTCCTTATTGTGGTAGACTACTAAAAGAGGATGATACCCCCGCAATATCAGAGCAGGTTAAGGGAGACAGTTTCACGAGGTTATTCCGTGATATGCTTGAGTTGATTCCTGAGTCGGAGTTGGAGGGTAGGGATTTTAGTCATCGTTTCGGGAGCTTGGCAGAAGAGTATTTTCGGTTGGTTGATGGTGATAAGGAGTACAAACAGTCCTGGGTATGTAACCAGTGTAACAACGAGGCTGGTGATTATACGGTTTGTCGGCTCCAGACTACCGATGATTTACTGGGTCCCCCGAGCGGTTGTCCGTTTGCTTTGCCTTCGTCTTGGGAGCAGGAGAAACGTTGGCCAGAGGTGAAGAAGGAGGTATCAGAGAAGGGGGTAGATGAATGAAGAGCGGTCTTGTGGATAGGATCGGGGAAGTAATACGTCCTGGTTATATGGACAAGTCCCTGAATCAGTTTGTTGATAGCGTGATCATATTGCATCGTGAGGAATCAATGAAGGCATCCCCGGATAAGAGATTGCTTGAGGTCCTTGAGGACAGCCTCAGGGTAGTGTTTGAGCTGAATGAGAGGAATCAATGAAGGTGGAGATGAATGTCGATGATGTCGTACAAGGCCCGGATACTTCGGGTGTTATCGGACGGTAGACCAAGGACCTCGGAAACGATAAAGAAAAGCGATAAGTTTCTGAATAGGATGTGTTCAATAAAGTGTATAGGCCAGCTTTGCCTCCATGACCGACGTATTGAGAAGTATGGCCTCACGGACATATATTATCCAGCTTCCGACCATAATTACATTACTCTATGGAGGCTAACACACCCCCAAGAAGATGATGACCGTGCCGTATAACCGTATCGAGTTATTCCTGAAGTCAGTAGCGTATTTCCTATTGTTTTTAGTGTTCGTTCTTGGTGGAGTTTGGTACATAGGCGCTTTTACATAGCCCGTGAATCGGTCCCCCAAAGAAAAGATATTTAAGGAATAATCCCCCTTTAGTAACATAGACATCAAGGAACCTCACAACCGGGGCCGGGTCATCATTTATATTTGTAATCCCTCACACACTCCATTCCCTGGCCCCACTCTATTATTTTCAGAAAGGATTATATACCTCGTAATTACATTTACCATGTGGAAGTATGGACGACGTAATCGAGTTTAGGGTAAAGGGCAAGGATATGGAACGCGGTACCGTGAAGAGACAGGGTAACGGTTGTCATATCTATCTCCCTAAAGGCTGGAAGGATAAGCAGGTGGTGGTTATACTTGTCGAATAAACACAGTTATATATATTTCATATTGGATCGAAACAATAAAGCTTTCAAGATAGGAAGAACCACTGACCCCTTTCTACGACTTCGAGAGCTTCAAATAGGCAACCCCACTAAATTAGAACTTTTTGCTGTTATGAGGGGGGGAAATCTAACTGAAAAACACATACACAAACATTTTAAAGAATACCTCATAAGAGGGGAATGGTTTAGAGACATTCCATTATTGCGCAAATATATTAAGAGTGTTAAAATTGACAATTTCAAGAAAAAGAAATCAGAATATATTACTATACAAATTTCACAAGAAGTATTAGAATCAATTACGTCGAAGCGCCTTACGCCCCGTGAGTCATATAACGAGATACTCAGGAGACTAATGATAGAGTCGAAGGAGAAGTAAAGAATGTGTGTACGTCCGAAGTGCCTCAAGTGTGGGTCAGACAACCTCAGGCCGGGGTTAACGCCCTTGGATCCTTGGTATTGTAGTGATTGTGGAGAGCCTGTCCTTCGAGGTTACGAGCCATAGACTGGTGAACCCAAGCCAGTGCGGATTAGGCCACACTATCGCCATGTAATCGGTCTTTGCATAGCCGGTTAATCGGTCCCCAGAAGAAAGAAAGGAGAAATAAATATGAATGATATACTCGAACTAACCTTACAAGCCCAGAAAGTAGTAAAGAACCTCAAGAAGGAGAAACAAAGATTAGACGACGAGCGAAAGAAGGTAGACGACCAGATAAAGACGATAGAGAAGATGCTCGGAACACTCACCCCTGAAGATAAAGATATTAGGGAGGGTGAAGAATGAACATCGATGTTAAGAGGGGTCCACGAGGCGGTATAGTCAGGCCGATAGAACTTGTGTGGATCATTGAGGATGGAGAAACCGTAGACTTACAACGTATAACCACAAGGCTCCCAACCACCACAATTATGATGGGTAATGCAAAGGTAACACTCTCGGAAGATAAGAAGGAAGTTATAGAAACCAATGAATAAAGAATGCAACTAAATGAAATAAATCCTTACATGACCACAAGAGAACAGATAGAAGATGAGAAGGCACTCATAATAAAAAACATAGGGTTATACCCAAAAGTAGAAGATATTATGAACAAGTTAGGAATAAAGAGAAATGCATATTACAGACGATTAAAAGAACTAAAAGAGGACGGCGAGCTTTTAGCACCAGTTAACATCCCTGAGACGGCATTAGCAGAATACAACCGGATCAATGAAGATGTCATACGAACCTTTAGACACTATATAGATGCTGATGACGAGTTCGAGAGGATAATGAAGAACGAGCCAAAGCCAAAGAGGGATAAGATTAAGCATGCGGAGGAACTCATAGCGCACCAAAGAGCTTTAGAGTATGCCCAGAAAGAGGTCTGGAATTGGGCCTTTCAATACCGGCAAGCCGAAGCATCGCTGTCGAGATATTTAAAAACGGTTGGTGCTTACCTCCCAGACATTAATATCCAGAGTGTTGACCAGAACCTAACGGTAGTGTTCCAGGGTATGCACCCGGATAGTGGTAAGCGAACGAAAGAGGTAAACGAGAAACCGAAGGGGAAGGGTTAAATACGTGTGTTTACATACTACTATATTGGTGAATATATGTTGATATTAGAAGTCCATTATAATAAAGCTAATAATCAGAAATATGTGACAATACCGAAGAGTAGAGACATCCAGCCTGGAGACTATGTAAGGATAATCAAGATTGGCAGTCCTGATATTGATGGGGTTGTGGAACCATGTCAGAGCTGAAGATTGATAGGACGCTTAGGAACGTTATACCGGCTTTAACATCGGCGGAATACGAGGAGCTTGAGGATAGTATTCAAAGAGAGGGTTGTCGTGACCCGATCATAGTTTGGAATGGTTTAATCATTGATGGTCATAATCGGTATGATATTTGTAAGAAGAACAATGTCCCGTTTGATGTTCGTGATATGGAGTTCGATGATAAGGGTGATGCACTTACGTGGATGATAACGAACCAGTTAGGCAGGCGAAATCTCAACTCAGCACAGAAGATAGAGTTGGCATTGAAGAGAGATGAACTCATCGGTACCAACATTGGTATGGCGGGTGAAAAATCCCAGTGCAACATTGCACTGAGCACGGAGAAGCGTAAGGAAAAATCCCAGTGCAACATTGCACTGAGCACGGAGAAGCGTAAGGAAATAGCTAAGGAAGTTAATGTTGGTGAGCGTAATGTTGCTAAGGTTAAGAAGGTCTTAGAGGTAGCCCCTGAAGAGGTTAAGGATAAGATGCGAAAGGGTGAGATATCTATTAACAAGGCGCATAAGTCCGTATCACCGTCTAAGCCTAAGAAGCCCAAGCCTAAGCCGGAAGAGACCCCCGTCCCTAAAATGGGTGACGGTTATATTGTATGCTCGAAGTGTAATGGTACTGGTAGGGTACTACAAAAGAAGAAGAGCTATGATTGTGATTATCCTTGGGATAACGATAGTTTGGAGTGTCCCATCTGTGGTAAGATGCATAAGGTTGATAATGGATAATTAAATAACTCAATAAGAGAATACGATACTATGAACTCGTCACCGGTATGTCCTGAATGCGGATCGAAGCTGATATCGTTACACTCCCCGAATCATTATCTATGCCCGGAGTGCAGTAGTATATACATATTAGATAAGGAGAACCGTTTAGAGTTATGGGAATCGAAGTGACAATGATTGAGATAAATAGGAGGCGAAATAATCATACTAATAATCGACAGGCCCACGGAGCACGACCCGTTACTATGGGACTTGTATGAGTATCTAATTGAGGTGCATGGTGCGCGGTTATCGTCCCGGGTATCCGAATCGGTTGAGGACATAATTGATGATGAATTGAACGGTTTGATTCCGACCCGGATATACAAGGGGTTCACGTTAGGCAGGGCATTACGGCTCTCGACGGGGTTCATAAACGAGAACAAGATCCCGGTCACGGTCTCGATAGGCGACCCGAACCTATTCACGACATCACATTCGTACACGCAATCATTATGGGGTTTGGACACTATTGACTCGCTCGTACTTACATGGCCTGATAACGGTCCTGATTATTACTTTGATGAGCGTATCCGGGAGTTCCAGGGCACCGGGTTTATCGCAATGGACCTGACGAAGGATGTATACGGTGAGAGGACTGAGACATTCCTCCGTGATGCTGAACGTATTCATTTACCGTGGGGGATACGTACTGACGGTTATCCTGAGTGGGTCCTTCGCGGTTATCGGGAGATTGACGTGAACATGGTCTGCATGGTCCACCCTGAGTATTCGAAGCACGAAAACCGTCGTCAGGTATTAGATGAAGTAAAGGGGATGAGCGTAGTAAAGCGTATAGGTATGATGTATGGTAGGTATTACCGGAAGCTATTACTCCAGAGCAAGATTTTCATAGCGTTATCGGGGACGGACTTCCTTACGCAGAAGTACTTAGAGGCGGGGATAAGCGGGTGTCTCATAATCGGTGATGTCCCGACAGAGCCCACGGGGACGTTCGTGGATGGTGAGACTATGGTCGGCGTCCCGGACTATACCCGGATATCGGAGGTGATCCAGTATTACCTTGAGCACCCTACTGAGCGTGATGAGCTTGCGAGTGAGTGCTATGATCGAATTAAGAAGAACTATAATATCCGAGAGGTAACTAAGGACTTTGTGGAGGCGTTACTTTAGCCGAGGTTTCAATCAACTACGTCCCGGACTCGGGGCATCAGGCTGAGTTCCATGACGCGAGGCATGACTACCGGTATCGTGGCGCGTTCAGTGGTAAGGGTGGAGGAAAGACATTAAGCGGTCTTGCCGAGGTCCTGTATTGGGTGTTCGAGTACCTGGGGAGTGTTGGTTGGGCCGGTGAGCCGTCATACCCGATGGTCGAGCGGAACCTCAGACCGACCCTTGAGTGTCCGGAGTTACTTGACCACAGGCCGTTTCAGGATAGTCCACTGATAACGAAGTATAATAGCCAGAAGCATAAGATTGAGTGGGTGAACGGTAGTGTAACCTGGTTAGGTAGCCTTGAGTACCCGGAGAGTGTTGAGGGGGCGAACTATGATTATTTCTTTATTGATGAGGGTCGGCTTGTTAAGAAGTTCTTGTTAGCATGGCAGGTCTTGACCGCGAGGCTGAGGGGTTCGGGGAACCTCCCGGCTGGTATTCATCCTTCGGGTTGGGTGACGTCAACCCCGTCAACTAAGGGGTCTGAGATGTATATGACGTTCGGCGACCCTGTTGAGCGGATCCCGAGCTGTAAGACGTTCCATTGGAGTCAGCTTGATAACCCGCACTTGACAAAGGAGTTCCTCGCTGACCAGGACGCGATATACCATGATGAGGAAGAGCGGAAGGCAATGATAGGCGGTGATTGGAGTAACCTCTCGCTTGGTAGCTGGGCGTTTGATTGGGACCTCCACGTAATCCGAGAGCCCCCGGACCCGAGCATCATACGAAAGGTCGGGTATGGTATCGATTGGGGGTGGGATCATCCTTTATCTATACTCGTTGTCCAATTTGATTATGATAACCGTGCATACGTTGTAGATGAGGTATACGGTCAGCACATCAAGGATTATGAGATTACTGAGCATTGTAAGCGTTTCAAGGAGCAGTATGGTCCTGGGACGTTCTGGTGCGGTCATGAGGAGCCGAAGTCCGTAGACCAGCTCCGGCGTGCGGGTCTTGATGCGAGGCAGAATAAGACGAAGCGTGACGAGGGTATCAAGTTCGTTGGAAGTCTCTTTCCGCCATCTGTGAGGGATGACCGCCCCCGGATATATATCTCTACGAAGTGCAAGGGGTTACTATCGGAGATAGTCGAGTATGATGCAGAGGCGAAGGGTAGCGAAAAGAAGCAGGACGACAGTTGTGACAGTCTAAGATATTGCATAATTAACGAGAAGACCCGGCCCGTAGCATTGTTCGGGAGCGTGAAGTCGCCGTTTGGCCGTAGTGGTGGAGCAGAGACATTAGGTCCTAAGCGCCCGACCCGACGTGGTGGTTGGAAGCGATAAAACCAAAATACCTAAAAAGGAAACAATATATACCTATAACATATTTACTATTCAATGGGATTTTTAAGGCAGTTTCGGAGCGACCCGCTGCGAGCCATCGGGAGTTGGTATCAGGCGCGGCAGGAAACGAAGCGGTATAAGAAGAGGAAGAAGGCCGAGAAGCTCTGGGATGAATCACTCAATCTTAAGGACCGGTTATACGGTGCGGATGGCCGTGATTACAAGTCGCGATACCATGCGATAATTGCGATGCACAAGGCACAGAAGGAGAAGCAGACGATTGAGAATAAGGCGGTGAAGCCCTGGTTGTATGCGCGGTTGTTCGGGGTTCCGAGGATGGTCGATTGTATGCAGCTCCGCCAGCTTGCCGAGACACCGATTGCTCAGTTATGCATAAGCACGAAGCGGGCTTTTGTAAAGAACACGCCTTGGATGATTATGGAGACGGACCCCTCCGAGAAACAGTTGAAGCGAATAAAGAGCAAGTATAAGGATAAGAAGGCGAGGCGGAGAGCGATCCGGCGGCTTCGGCGGAAGGAAGTTGACCGGTTATTCTCATTGTCGATGGTCGATAGGGTTAAGGACCCGAGATGGAAGGAACTCCGGAAGAAGGCCGTGGAGAACGAGGGTAAGCCGGACGCTATCATTGATGAGGCGAGCCAGTTACTAAGTAGCCCGAACAATACGAACCGGCCGTTCTCTCACTATTTATCAATGGCGGTTGTAGACCTTGAGGAGGTCGGGACTGCGACCTGGGTCTTGAAGTTCGCCCCTGAAGACTTCGAGGATGCGATGACCGACAAGGGCACACCGTACACGAGACCGAAGAAGGGCGCGAAGCCTTTGGAGTTTGACGCGTTTGACACGCTCCAGTTCACGAAGGACGAGGACGATTATGGCGACCTCTTAGGTTATTATCATTTCATGCGTGGCTGGACGAGCGTTGGCATTTCTGGGAAGCCCAAGTACATAAGCAAGGGCGAGGTTGTCTGGTTCGAGTCGGACCCGAGGCCGAACCGACCGTATGGTGTAGGGAACACTGAGAAGGCAGCGCCTGACCTTGACCTTGCCCAATTACTCTTAGAGCAGATAACAACGTATGCCGCCGAGGGCTTACAATCGCCTGGGATGTTGAGCCTGAAGGGCGAGGGCTGGACACAAGAGGAGTTCGATAAGTTCAAGGTTTACATGCAGGAGGACGTCAAGGGCCACCCTGAGGTATTCCCGATAGTCGATAAGGAAGCGCAATGGATCCCGTTCACTCAGAACTTCCGGGAGTCCCAATACTTAGAGCGTGAGCTATGGCGTGCTAAGAACATTGCCGGGCAGTTCCAGATGAACCTCACCGTTATCGGTCTTGAGGACGGGAACACGAACCGAGCAACTGCTTTTGCGCATATCAACTTGGCTTTAGACCTGAAGGGCGCCGGGCCGATGTTACAAGACCTTGAGCATGCGATAAACACCCAGATAATCTGGAGGTACTTCTCACCCGATAAGCGTCATAGTTTCATGTTCGACCCTGCAATGAACGCTGAGGAGCGTGAGCGTGTGGAGGTGAGCACGATTCGGAAGTATGAGGCTGGGCTTATAACGAAGGACGAGGCGCGTAGTGACATGGGTCATGTCGAGGTCGGGCCTGAGAACGGTGGTGATGATTTCCGAGAGATGGGGATGGGCGTGGATACCGGTCTTGGGTTGAGCGGTGGTTATCAGACAGAGAAGCAGATTGACCCTGGGCCTGAACAGGTATACCTCCCGCCACCAAAAAAAAAACAAGAACAAGAGCAAGAACCACAGTCGATAATCTTTAATAAGAAGAAGGGCTGGACCCGGGCAACGGCGGTATCGTGGTGTCGTGGGCATGGTTATAGGCATAATGACCCTCGGGAGTCTGATAAGGAGTTACGTTTCAAGCAGTTCAATACAACGTCAATGGACGGTTATTTTTCGAGCTTGGACGAGGACCGGGGCATCACGGCGTATGTTTGTGAGCGGGTCACGGATGGCATTAAGGAGGACGATGATAATGGCAGTAATGATCTTGGGGTCAGCGGTGTCGAGGAGACGGACTATGACCGGCTTTACCGAGGCGTTAGTTCGGTCTATTCCGATTATATCGCCGCAGTACTTACAGAACTGGGACAACATCAGGATTTGTTCGATTCCGGGAAATCGCTCAAGGTGTCTCCCCGAGCATTATTATCGACGCTCGTTCACAAGGTCGCCCTTGACATGGGATTAGTCCAGAAAACGGTTAATACCATAACGAAGGTAGTCGGGCCATCGGTTGCAGAGGTCGTCCGGGAACAGTCGATAGAGTTTAACCTTGGCCTTGATAACATTGACGAATCGTCGGCGATTGAGCGGTTCACTGAGAAGCGTATGGAGTATTACAAGGACATCCCGGACACGTTATCGGATGACGTATTACAGTCGCTCGTTCGCGGTATTGAGGAGGGCCAGAGCTACCAGACGGTCAGGAACAACCTAATGGAGAAGCGCGAGGACTTCACCCGTGGCCGTGCAGAAACGATAGCGCGCACGGAGCTTTCCCGCAGTCGTAGGGAGGCGAAGCTAATTTTCGGGGAGAAGCATAAGGACATCCTGGAGAAGGTCTGGAAGTCGACCCCGGGCTTACCACGGTCCCAAGGCGGGAACAGGCGGGACAGCCATCAGCGTATGGATGGAGTTTCGGCGGAGGTTGACGAGCCGTTCATAGTAAACTATTCATTGGATAATGAGAAATACCCGAGTGATGTGAAGGAGATGTATCCTGGTGAGAGTAAGCTTGGTATTAATTGCACATGCTCGGTAATCCTACGGAAGAAAGGAGGCTGAATAATGACACAATATTGGAACGTCGATGATTATACGTATCATATAACGATAGATTTTGATAAGAAGAAGGCGAAGATTTCGAAGCACGATAGTAACGGGAAGAAGGATGGTAGGACGTACACGGTCCCGTTAAAGGATTACGAGGCTTGCGTGAGCCGTTATGATGTGGATGCGCTATACAGGTCCAAAGTGAAATAAGGAGGCGAAACAATGAAAACGAAAGATATTATTGATGAGTTTGAGAAGTGTAAGATTGAGAAGGAGGGTAAAGACGCCCATGCTTATGTTGAGGTGTACAAGCATCTTGAAGATAAAAGAATAACCTATGATGTCAGCGAGATCCCCATCACCCCGACCAATATAAGCAGACACGTTCGTATAGTCATTAATGGTTTCCTCCCTCCAACAAAGGCACAAGTAGAAAAGAATAAAGAGAAAGAGGAAGAGAGACAAGAGAATGAACAAGTCGCAACCATGAGCGATCCCTAACAATCCAAAGTGAAACAATAAAAGGAAGTGAAAATAATGTCGAACAAGGAATTAACGGAGCTTGAGAAGGCAGAGGACTGGGCGAGGACGAAGCTCAACCCTCATGAGAAGAAGCGGATATTTGGTGGCCAGGACCCGAAGTTTGACGGGTGGTGGAAGACACTGACGAAAGTCGATAAGGTGAACGAGTATCATAAGTGGTTCCGAGTATGCCCGGGAACGAAGGCACAGCCGAAGCCAAAACCGAAGCCGAAGACACCCCCGAAGAAGAAGACCCCGCCCAAGAAGGCCCCTGCGAAGGGTAAGGGCAAGGGAAAAGGGAAAGGCAGGGGTAAGAAGTAAAGAAAAGTTTATTTACTTATACTTACATCTCATACCATACCATAATCTCGTATTACTACGGGAGGCGCCAATCGCAACCAACAATATCACAGGATAGAATACTGGTAGTTGGGAGTAGGAAGTAACGGTAGGTGATATAACATGGCGTTTCCCGTAACGGAGAAATTCAGGATAACACAAGCGGATGGGACATTAACGACTTCATATCAGTTGATAATGTTCCCAAAGAAGGTACAGACTTTTTATGTTGAGCACCGTGGTAATAAGGGCGAGGGCGAGATCGTTGTTGACATCCTTGACGGGTCGATAGGCTCTGGTGGTGAGACGGATAACTTCTCGGTCACCCGTGGCCGCTC